AGGTGGAGTCACTGGTGGTATGGGTGGTTTAGGTGCTGGCTCTACTGCTTCTACTGTTGGACTGAAAATGGGTGCTTCCGCTGGTTTGCAAGGAGCAACTACAACAGGTGCAGCTTTAGGTGCAGGAGTATTCGGTTCGGGTGTAAGTGCAGCAGCAGTTACAGGTGCATCTGTGATGGGTTTAGGTGGTTCCATAGCTATGGGAATGATGTCACCTCAAGCTCCAGATTTTCCATCTTATCCTGCTTATTCGTATGCCCAACAATTCAGTAGTCAACCTATGACTGTTACAGGTACTGGTGGTAGACAGGCAGCTGCTTCTTTAGCGGAAGCTATTAAACGAAGTAAACAACGTAAACTAACACAGGAAGATATTGGTGATCTTAGTATTGATACATCATCTTTTGCACCCACAGGACTACAATTAGCATGACACAAGAAACTGCATTGAGTAAGAAGTACAGTGATCTAGCTGTATTTCGACAGACATTCTTGGAGGAAGCTTGGGATGCAGCTGAGTTAACTTTACCTTTTATTCTTCCTAGAAATGCTACATACAATCAGACATTACCTACTCCTTATCAAGGTGTAGGAGCAAGAGGTGTAAATAATTTAGCAGCAAAATTATTGTTAACTTTATTTCCTCCTAATTCTCCATTCTTTAAGTTTCAAATAGATGACTTTACTCTAGAAGAACTACAAGCTCAACGCGCTCCAGTAGAAGAAGGACTTAACTCTATGGAACGTGCAGTAATGGATGAGATTGAAAGTAAAGCTATGCGTGTACCACTCAATGAGTGTATACGTCATCTACTTATTACTGGTAATGCTTTACTCCATGCTGATAAGAATAATACTATGAGAGTATTTCATTTAGATCAGTATGTAGTAAGACGCGATCCTCAAGGAGCTGTACTGGAGGTTGTAGTTAAAGAACAAATGAGTCGAGAGTTATATAAAGACTTGTTTGATTCAGCACCACCTAAAGAAACCGGTACATCAGCTGATGGTAATGAAAAAGAATTAAGTCTCTATACTTCAATTAGACGTGTAGGAGACAAGATAAAAGTAAGACAAGAAGTAAACGATAAGAGAATTCCTGGTACAGACTCTGAGTATCCTTTAGATAAGAACCCTTGGTTAGCCTTACGGTATAATGCTATTGATGGTGAGGACTATGGACGTGGGTTTGTAGAGGAATACTTAGGTGATCTTAAGACAGTCGAAGGATTAAGCAAAGCTATCATTGAGGGTACAGCTGCTGCTGCTAAGGTCTTGTTCTTGGTTAAACCTAATGGTACTACCAAGATGCGTACTATCAGTAACGCGCCTAATCTCGCTGTTAGACAAGGAAATAAAGATGATGTCACAGTAGTACAAGTAGAAAAGTTTAGTGACTTCAGAGTAGCAAGAGAGACAATGGAAGGTGTAGAGCGTAGACTAGCTGCTGCCTTCTTGTTAAACCAAAGTGTACAAAGGGATGCTGAGAGAGTAACTGCTGAAGAGATTAGGTTTCTAGCTAATGAACTAGAGACTAGTCTAGGTGGTATCTATAGTCTTCTTTCGCATGAACTTCAGTTACCACTAGTCAAACGAATTATATCTGTACTTGAACGAGAAAAGAAACTACCTAAGTTACCTGAGGGTACAGTAGAGCCTGTAATTATTACAGGGTTTGAAGCATTAGGTAGAGGTAATGATGCTAATAAGCTTGCTACTTTTCTCCAGACTGCGACACAGATTTTAGGACCAGAAGCTGTATTAGGATACACTAATGCTAGTGATGTTCTTAAACGTCTAGGAGTAGGTTTTGGTATAGACATGAAAGGTCTAATTAAAACAGAAGAACAAGTACAACAAGAGAGACAACAAGCCCAACAAGCACAACAACAAGCAGAGATGTTAAAAGCTGCGACACCTAATGCTGTTACGCAAGGTGGAGAAATGATTAGAGAAGGAGCACAACAAAGTGAGCAGGGCTAAAGATACAAATAAGAAAGAAGAAATTAAAGAAGAAGTTAAAATAGCTAAGTCTATTACAAGTAAGGCAGAGCTAAAGAATGTTGAAGTTGTTAATAAAGTTTTAGAGCAGAAAGCTGAAGTAAGAACTCCAGGCTCTCTACCATCAACGTACACTAAGATACAGTTACGGAATGGAACAATAAAAGAAACTTATGGAGAGCGATATGGCAAACCAATTAGTAGTTGAAAACGATCAAGTAGAGATAAGTGCTGAAGAAGCACAACACAATCAGGAAATGATAGAGAAGGTAGAAGCTAAGGAAATTACTTCTGCCCCTGAAGTACAACCTCAGGATAAGTTTGGTGGTGACTATGATAAACTTATGCAAAGCTATCAGGAACTGGAAAAGAAATTAGGTCAACCTACAGTACCTCAAATAGAACCTACAGAAGATTCAGATTTAAGTATACCTAAAGCTCCTGAACCAACTGAAGGAGCATTTGATATGGCTGCTTTACAACAAGAGTACATGAATACCGGTGCTCTAAGTGAAGACAGTTATAATCAATTAGAAAGTGCTGGTATTAGTAGAGAATATGCTGATACATATATAGCAGGAGTAAAAGCTTTAGGTGAACAAATAGGTAATCAAGTTAAGACTGCTGTAGGTGGAGACCAAGAGTATAGTAATATGGTTGAGTGGGCTAAAGCTAACTATACTCCAGAACAAATACAAGCTTATGATAAAGCTGTAAATAGTGGTGATGTTAATACTGCTATTATAGCAGCTAAAGGTTTACGTTCTGATTATACCAATGTAGCTGGTAATGAAGGCACAACTTATGGAGGCACACAAGCTGAACCTGAGGGTTCAGGAGATGTCTTTAGGTCTAATGCTGAAGTAACTGCTGCTATGAAAGATCCAAGGTATGAGTATGATACTGCTTATAGGCAGGATGTACTTGATAGATTAGAACGATCAGATATTTTCTCCCAAGGGAGATTATAAGTAGGACTGCTATAAAGTATTTAAACAAGTAAACAGAAGCCAACTGCGGTTGATAACTTTTAGTCGAAAGTTAAAGAAAAGTATAGCTAATATTGTTAGGTACTTTTTATTAATTTATAACTAGGAGAATAGTATGTCAGTTACGGCTACTACTGCACCTGTCCTAACTATGACAAGGACAGGTCAAGCGAATTCTGCTGGTGATTCCTCTGCATTATTTCTTAAAGTATATGCAGGAGAAGTATTGACTGCTTTTGAGCAAGCTTCAGTTACGATGGATAAGCACGTTATCCGTAGTATCTCTAGTGGTATTTCTGCACAGTTTCCTCTAGTGTGGAAGACTGCTGCTACTGAGTATGCTTATATCAATGGCTCAGGTGATACTGGAACCACCGCGATTGAATTGGATGGTACAATCATCCACAAGAATGAGAAGGTCATTACTATTGATGGTCTTTTGATTGCTGATCACTTTGTGAATAACCTTGATGAGGCTATGTCTCACTTTGAGGTACGTTCTATTTATGCTAAGGAAGCTGGTATTGCCTTGGGTACACAATGGGATCAGAATGTATTGCAACAGGGTGTACTAGGCGCACGTTCCGCTACGTTGGTTAGTGGTGGTAATGGTGGTTCTGTACTTACCAATGCTAACTATGGTGATACTGGTTCTACTTTGGGTAGTGGCTTGTTTGATGCTGCTGAACAATTGGATGAGAACAATGTACCTGAGAATGACAGGTATATGTTTGTGCGTCCGGCTCAGTATTATCTCATGGCTGAAACTACTAACCTGATCAATCGTGATTGGGGTGGAAGTGGAGTCTATTCAGAAGGTGAAGTAATGAAGGTAGCCGGTATTCACATTGTGAAGACCAATAACCTACCTATTAGTAATATTAGTTCCTCTCAAGTGACAACACATGATGGTGACTTCAGTACGACTAAAGCACTTGTTATGCACAAGTCTTCTGTAGCTACTGTTAAGTTGTTAAATCTTGCAGTAGAAACTGAGTACAGCATTAAGAATCAAGGTTGGATTATCGTGGCTAAGTATGCTATGGGTCATGGATTTATCCGTCCAGAAGGCTGTATTGAATTTAAGACTTCATAATTAAGTCTACTAAAGAGGGGCTTGAGGAAACTTGGGCTCCTCTTTTTTTTTAAATTAGGAGAACATAATGGTTGATACATCACGCACAGTAAGTGATTTAACAACTAACCTGTTTCAAGATGGTCAAGCAGCAGGTTCAATAACACCACAGGACTTGCGTGATTTTGTTGAAACTACTCAGGTTAAACAAGGTAGTATCTATATCTCTTCAGCTTCTGCAACTACAATTTCAAGTAGTGGAGTTTATGTAGAAGCTGCTGGTACTTGGACTTTATCTACGAGTCCTACAGCCAATGAGTTTGATATGAATACTAATGGTAGACTTAGGTATACAGGAACACCTACGGTTAACTGTATGTTCATGGTTACTACTAGTATGCAAATGGCTTCAGGTACAACATCAAAAGAATGTGGTCTACAATTACATAAGAATGGTACACTTATAACTGGTTCAACAATTACTCGTTTATCCCCTGCTACTAATAATAAGCCAGGAAATGTATCTACAATTGCCTTGGCTTCTATGGCTACTAATGATTACATTTCTATTTATGTAGCTAATATAGATGGTACAGAAAATATAACAGTAGATAATGCTAATCTTGTTGGTTATTCTTTGGTAACTTAAAATGTCATTTATATCTGTCACACCTATGACTGAACTAGAAGCTGTTAATATGCTTCTAGCTGCTGTAGGTGAAGCTGCTGTATCTAGTCTTGAAACAGCTACTACAGTTGAAGTAACACAAGCAAAGAACTTACTTTCTAATGTTAACAGAGCAGCTCAACAAAAAGGATGGCATTTCAATACAGAATGGGATGTGACACTTACTAGAAATAGTGAGAATAAGATACCTTTAAGTAATTCCATTTTGTCTGTACACCAGCCTGGACAACTCATGACCATTAGAGGGCAATCAGGTACAATGTATGCGTATGATTTAGATAATAATACATTTACTTGGACTAAGAATTTAACTACTGCTGTTACTATTACATTATTAGATTTTATAGATACACCTAACACTTTTAGGCAGTATGTTACTGTAAGAGCAGCAAGGATTTTCCAAGAAGAAATTATAGGACAAGTATCAGCAGAAACTGTTAACAGACAAGAAGAAGCAGAAGCTTATGCAGATTTATTAGATGATGATGCAGAACGATCAGGATTAAACGTAGCTTATGGAACACTAGATATGTTAAATACGACTCAGCTTCACAGGAAATTATGGTAGATGCCACTAATTACAGAACAAATAAGCAATCTAATCAATGGGGTTTCACAGCAACCACCTAGTTTAAGACTTGCTTCTCAGTGTGAAGTACAGGAAAACGGTTTACCCACTGTAGCTGAAGGTCTTAAAAAAAGACCTCCATTAGAACATCTTAAAAAGCACACTCCATATACCGATACTCAACAAAATGTTCACTTCATTAATAGAGATGCTACAGAACGATATGTAGTTACGATTACTTCTAGTCAATTTGATGAAGCTTTTAGTACAGACTTTACACAAACAGAAATAGATGTTTGTACCTTAGATGGTATAAAACAAAGTGTTAATGGTATTACCTCAGATGAGTTAGCTTATATAACTACCACTAATGCTAGAGATAATTTACATTTATTCTCTATAGCTGACTATACGTTTATCTTAAATAAAACTAAAGTAACAGCTAAGAGTTCTTCATTAGGAACTTCTAGAAATCCTGAAGGACTTATATTTCTAAAGCAAGCTACTAATGCTTCTACTATGACAGTCTATGTAGATGGTACTCTTGTATCTACAGTAACTTCTAGTAATGATGCAGAGACACAGATTGATGATATTTATAGTGATCTTACTACAGCTATAGGTTCTACTTTTACTATCACTAAGTTTGGTAGTAGTAATATACATCTAACCAGAATTAATGGGGCTGATTTTACATTACATTGTAACGCGCCTGAACAGAATTTAGTTGCAATTAAAGATACTGTAGTAGACTTTACGGATCTACCAGCTAGAACTAAAGATGGTTATACTATTAAGATTACTGGTGATCCTAGTAGTGGTACAGATGATTATTGGATTAAACATAATAACTCCGCAGACGAAGATGTAGGTGAATGGGTAGAAACTGTAGAACCAGGATTAGCTAATTCTATTGATCCTGCTACAATGCCTTTAAAGCTAGTAAGAACTAGTGAAGATCCTTGGGATGCTTCTTTCTCAACTGATTTTGGAGAAAGTGTTTTTACCTTGGATCAAATTGGATGGGTTGATAGAGCAGCAGGAGATGAGGAAACAGCACCTGATCCTGGTTTTATAGGGTATACAATAAATGATATGTTTTTCCACAAGAATCGTCTAGGATTCTTGGCTAATGAAAATATTATTTTATCTGAATTAGGTGAGTATTTTAATTTCTATGCTACTACTGCTACAGATTTATTAGATACAGATGTAATAGATTTAGCAGCTCCTACCAATGAAGTAAGTATTCTACACCATGCTATACCTTTCAATGAGAACTTAATTGTCTTTAGTAACTTTGGGCAATTCCAATTGTCTGAATTTGCTGCTGGTGGGCTTACTCCTACTAATGCTAAGTTTTCTTTACTTACAGAATATGAGCATGATAATAGAATAGAACCAAGATTAAATGGTAGAAAGATTTACTTTTCTGATGCCAACGATGGATTTACTACCATTAGAGAATTTGGTGTTGTTGAAGACTTACAAGAAGAGACAGCTGAGAATGTAACATCTCATGTTCCAAGTTATATCAAAGGTAGAGGTACTGAAATTGTATCACATGATGAAGCATTGTTTGTACTGTCTGACGAAAATCAGAATGAAGTTTTCCATTATAAGTATTTATTTCAAGCTGGAACTAAGAAACTTAGTTCGTGGTCTAAGTGGACATTTAAAGAAGAAGAAAAAGTAATAGGTTTATATGTAATAGACTATGTAGCTTATTTTATTATAGTAAGACCTGATGGTACTTACATAGATACGATGTCTTTACAGGATGCTAACTTAGTAGGACTAGCAGAATCCAGTAGTCAACTCTCTTTTAAACCACATCTGGATAGACTCTCATCTATTCAAGGAGTATACGATTCAGGACAGGATGTTACACGATGGGTTATGCCTTATCCTGATGACTTTGATTCTACTTTTAGATTAATATATGGAGCTGAGTGGGAAGGTAGCGAAGGTGGACTGATACAAGGAGTTACTCAAACCTCTCCATTAAACCTTGTAGCTACTGGAGATTTCTCTACTTATCCTGTATGGATAGGTAAAGAATATCAGTTCTTATATGAGTTTACAGAGCCCACAATCAAGACTGAGGTACAAGGTAGACTTAGTTCTTTATCTGGTGGTGTCTTAAAGATCCGTAAGTTTAATGTAGATTACTTTAAAACTGGTTTCTTTAATATGAGAGTAACAGCTCCTGGTCGAGATGCTTTTATTCATACATTTACTGGTAGAATCTTAGGTTCACCTTTAAATCAGATTGGTACTATACCTTTTGAAACCGGTAATTTTAAAAAGTTAATATTAGCTGATGCTAAAGATTTAAAGATAGAACTTGTGTCTGACTCTTATCTTCCTTGTGCTTTTACTGGCGCAGATTGGGAAGGTAACTATGTAGTGAGGACAGTAGGGAGAAGGTAGTGAAGCCGTACCATAGAAAGTCGCAGTTAGATGACTTAACTTATCTCTATTTAAATATGAGATATGAAGATAAACGTGAAGTTGAAACATTAGGTCACAAAGTAGATCAGGCTTTATCTTTAGCATTTGGTAATAGTTATATATGCAGAACTATTATAGATAATAGAGGTAGAACTGTAGGTATCTATGGTGTAGTTCCGTTATCAGATAAGTGTGGACAAGTATGGATGTTAGGTACTGAAGGTCTTGTTAAGATCAAGACTGCTTTTCTTAAACAATCTAGATCAGAGGTGGACAAGATGAATAAAGTATTTCCACATCTCTGTAATATTATTGACTCTAGAAATGAAGTACACCTTAAATGGATCAAATGGTGTGGCTTTAAGATAATTGGAGAAAAGGTTATTAATAAAGTGAAATTTTATGAATTCTGTAGGTTAGTCTAATGGCACTTCCTAAAGGATACGAAATGCTACAGATGGCATCTTTTGCGATGGGTGCAATAAACAAAAGAGCCTCTTTTCAAGCAGATGTTAGAGATCATTACACTCGTATAGATACAGCTAATAGACAAGCTGCATTAAATAATCAATTAGCTTACAATTCTTATCTTCATATTAATGAAGAACAGATGCTAACTACAGTTAAACGATCTTTTGATGTTGCAGCTATATATAAAAAAATTAGAGCTTCTAAAGCCTCAGCTATGGCTCAAATGGAATCTCAAGGTGGAGACTCTACTATAGGTTCTGGTTTAGCAAGAATACAAAATATAGAAAGACAAGGGTTAGAAGCTTTAGCTAGAAAAGATTTAAATTTTCAAACAGAACTTAATGACTTCAAAACAAGACGCAAAAATGTTTCTTTAGAAACTTTAAGTAGAAATAATAAAGCATTTTCTGGTCTAACTTCTATACCCGATGCTACTGGATTAGTTGCTCAAACTATAGGTTTAGGCATTGAGAAGTACACTGATCTTGGCTATTATACTGATGCAGATGGTAAAGTTAAAGCAAGAGGATTCTCATAATGGCTGAAGATAATATTTTTAAAGTTGATCCTATAAGGACTGATTTAACAGCTCCTGTTGCCAATGTAGTGGTGCAACAGCCTTTAGATACTTCTGCAAATGAACAGAGATTATCTTCAGGTTTATCTGATCTTTCTGATTCATTTACAAGACTAGCTAGAACAAAACAAGCTGATCAAATTCATAACGATACTATCACTGCTGAATTAGCAGCAGCTTATGAAAAAGAAATGCCAGGTGGATTAGAGCCTGAAGCTCAATTAGCTTATCATAAATTTGTAGATAGAATCACTAAAGGTAGGGTTATCCAGCAAATGCAGGATTTCCTGTTAATTGAAGGATCAGATATTTTAAGCGACAATCGTACTAATAGAAAAACTAGAGCAACTTCTTTTAAAAACCAATTACTAGGAATTTTAAATCAAGGCAAAGCTAGTATTTCTAGGGTTAATGCTCGCGAGATGTTTTTAGACATGGATACCATGTTTAATCAAGTCATGGGGAAAGCTAATGTTCTTTTAGCTAAAGACAAGAAACAAGAAACTATGGCTACAGCTGCTAATTCTTTTAGACAGTTATTTAAAGAACACTTAGCTTTTGCTCTAGAACTTATGCCTAAAGTTTCTGATACTGATGAGTTAGGAAATGAGTTATCTCCTAGTCAATATGCTGAAAAACTTAGTAAATTTCATGCTGGTTGGACTGCTAAACATATCAACTCTAAGTGGTTTAATAGTGCAGTAGTTGAAATCTCTAGGACTAATTTAGGAGCTAATATAAAGGACATCAAAGCTACAGCATTAACTATAGTTGGTGATGAATTAATCAAAATGATAGGTAAAAATCCTGAGTTAGTTAACGAAGGAATGATGAGAGATATTATATCTAATGTTAAAGGGAGTACAAAAGATGTAACATTACGAGATGAAATAGACTCTAAAACTGATTTTGGTAAAGTATTAGAAACTATAAATAACGATTACAATACAGGTGTAAAAGCTACTTTAAAAGATTTAGAGACGAAACGAACTAACAATGAAAAAGCTAGGGATGATAGAATTTCTAATTATGTAATGGATGGTTTGTTAAAAAATGATGAACGTGTAAATACTAGAGAAAAAGCTGAAGCATTGGCTGCTTCTATTAATGATCCTTCTGAACAACGTGCAGTCTTAAAATTTATAGATACTTTCTTTAAAAAGAAACATTCAAAAAATGCAAGCCATCCGGAGTTTTCACAACTAATTCAAGAGGGAGCTGATAAATATTATAATGTAGAAACAGATAAATTTGATGAGATGGGGTTCCGAGCTTATGCAGCCGAGAATGGTTTTAACCCTGAGACTATAAAACTAGCTGTTAATCTAGCTAACCCAAAGACAAAACGAGGTAAAAGAAGAGCAGAGTTTATGGCTCAAGAACCTATCGTACAACTAAAAAAGAATTTTGGTAAAGCAGCAGAAGGGGTTCTTAAACAATATAATTTACTTGACAAATACAATAAACTTGCAGAACGATTTGGAGATAAGAAGGTAGTTTTATCTGATCCATTAATCCAGAAAAAATTAGGACTTAAAGGTGAAGTAGGGTTAAAAATAAGAGCACTATTAGATGCTGAGGTGGCTTTTGGTTCTATATTAGAAGATTTAATTAGAAATAATCCTGATGTTCCGGTTTATTCAAAAGAACTAATTAGTGAAGCAAAAAATCAAGCTCAAGCCCTCATAGATAATTTAGTTGGAATTAAAAGAGACGATAAGAAGACATCTGTTGATGAATCAGGTAAAAGCGAAGTAAAGACTACTGGCGAAAAAATACAGGCTGGACAAAATCAACATAGTACAGAATTAACAACAATTGAACCTGTAGCTATTATAAATTCTAAAAAAGGTTTATTTTCTACTGATCCAGAAGCTAAAAAAGATTATGTACAAAAGGCTACAGATGAATTAAAGGCTTTTGATGAAAAGAAAAAAGAAATTGTAAAACTTCAAAAAGAATTTAAAGAAGCTAGTTATGCTAAAAGAGCAGCGATGATTACTAGCATTGGTGATAATCCTTTTAATTTAAGAGTACCTACAAAAATACGAGAGATTGCAGAGATTTCTAATCCTGATCCAACAGTTAGAAGACATTTAGCTACTTTAAAAATAGCAGGAGCAACTGAAATACAACAACCTATGGAACTTCAGGAGCCTTCTGCTTGGGATAAATTTGTAGATTTTTTTGATGTACTTCCAAAACAATTAAATAAAGACTTACAAGAAGCTTCTAAAGCTGCCTCTAAAGCTATACAACCCACAGCTAAAAAAGCAACTAAAGGTGTTAAAAAGGCTCTTGATGTTATTAAAGGTCCTGGTTTGGGAACTAAGAAAGCGGAAGGTGCTGAAGCTCCTAAGAAAATAGCTGTAAAACCTGATAAAGCTAAAGGTGCTAAGTCTATGACTTTAGCTCAAGCTGTCGCTGATGACGAAGGTTTTAGTCGTGAATTAATAGACGCTATTATACAGGAAGAAAGTTCTGGAATATCAGGAATAGTTAATCCTAAATCTGGAGCCAAAGGTTTAGTTCAAATACACACTAAAAAACTTGCTTTAGATATTGTGGATATTGATCCTTCTAAATTTAAAGGTAAAACTAGAGAAGAAAAAGCTCAGAATATTCTAGATAATGATGAGGATAATATTAGAGCAGGAATACTTCTATTCAAAAGTGACCAAGATAGATTTAAAAAACAAGGGGTTGATCATCCTATGAAATTTGCTATGGCTAAATACAATATGTCTAATAAAGCATTTAATACTGCCACGAATAAAGCTAAAAAAGATGGTAAAAACCCTAATATATTCTCTGACATCTTTCCTTATTTTCCGAAAGCTACTCAGAAATATGTTCAAAATATTATAGATAAAGGGGTTCTTCAGTAAATGGTAGATATAATTAAACCTGATGTTGAAAGTCTCACTAAGGATTTTTATAATTATAGTAATATAAGAAACGATTATGAAGGTTCTGAACAGCAACAACTTGATGACTATACAGAAGCCCATGAAGAATTTACAGCTCCTAAAGCTGAAGAAGAGTTAGAAAAACAAGCTGAAAATAAGTCTGATAGTATCTTACAAAATATTTTTGAGATCCCTGTTGATATTGCTGTAGGTGGTGCTAGAGGTGTAGGTGAAGTAGTTACGGCTCTTGGTGGTCCTGAAAATCCATTTAACTTAAATGATCCTGATGATACTTTTAGTGCCATAGTTCAAACTGGTGGTCAATTTGGAATACCTTATCTTGGTGCTGTAAAAGCTGTTTCATTAGGAACTAAAAGTTTAAATATATTGTCTAAATCTCCTAAATTAAAAGCTGCTACTGACTCTATGCTTGCTGGTATGCCTGTAGATGCTTTTGCTTTTGATCCTCAAGATGGTAACTTATTTAATTTTGCTATAGGTGCGTTAGGTATTTCAGGAGATTCAAGAGCTGGTGCAGCAGTTAAAGAATATCTTGCAGTTAAATCAGATGATCCAGAGGTTATAGCTAGAGCTAAAAATGCCTTAACAGGTGTTATAGGTACTGTCTTATTTGAAAGACTTATAAAATTAATTGGTGGTACTGCTAAAGCAGGAATAAGTGCTGTTAAGAATATTACTAAAGGTGATACAGGATTTATCAAAACTGATCCATCTGTAGGAGATACTGTATTTGTTGCTGGATCAAAAGAAACTCCAACTACTCCTCCTAAACTTGAAGATGCTGAAAAAGCTGTAGATGATAGAGGATTAACAAAACAACTCGCTGACAATGTAGCAGAAGATATAGTACATAATCGCATTGATCCTATGCGAGATCTACCAGAAGAAGAACTTGCTTTTGTTAGCTCTAAATTAGATTCTAAAGAAGCTGCTATCTATAACGAAGTTAATAAAGAAGTTGAAGATTTTGCTTCACATTACAATAAAGCTAGTGATGAAGAAAAGAATAAATATGTCCAAATATTTACAGATGTTATAGAAGGTAAGACTTTAGATGACATAGATTTAGACCTTCTTAATCCTTTTAATATAACTAAACTTAATTCCCCTCAAGAACGTCTTTCAGTTATTAAGCAGTTAGGCGAAATAATGAAAGATAAGCTTCCTAGAAATGCTAGTAAACAAACTAAAGAAGCAAACAGAAGGTTTCTAGATGAAGAAATTAATAGGATTACTAAGTATTGGGGAGTTGACCCTCAATCATTTGTTAGACATCTTAAAACTGTTACAAGTAGCGTAGAAGATGCTATAGCTTATATACAATCTTCTAAACTTATAACTGATATTCAAGTACAAAAAGGTCTTAAATTAGGTAGAGTTTATTTAAAAAGTAAAGACCCAAAAGATTTAGAAGCTTTCACAGAAGCAACAGTTAATTCAGTAGAAACAGCAAGAGGAGCTAGTGGTTTAAGTACAGCTTTTGGTAGAGGATTAGCTGAGTTTAAACACGTTGCTGATATGGGAGATTTAGCTAGTCAAGCTGATTTAATGAAAGCTAAAATGATGCACGATATTATTACCTCTACACCAGAATTAGGTAAAAAACGTGCTTCAGTTATGGTTAAGTTAGATGAAATTGCAGCACTTGAACGTAAAGAAAATCCAGAAAGATTTAGAAAAGAATTAGATGATGTAGAATTAGCTGAAAGAAATATTCAAAGATTACAAAAAGAACTAGACGATTTAAATGCTGGTAAAATTCCTGATCCTAAAAGAAAAAGAGTTATTACAGAAGAAGAGAAAGCTTTAAAAGAACAAATCAAAAAAGCTAAAGAAGACCTTGGAATAGCTAAAGAACGTGCTCCTAGAAAGCCTTTAACTGAAGAACAACTAGCTGATCGAAATATTAAACGATTAGAAAAGTATTTAAAGGACTTAAAAGCAGGAAAAGATAAAACCTCTAAAAGAACTAGGACTCCAAAAGAACAAGAGATAATGGATCAGATTAAAGCTTTTAAAGCTGAAAAGAAACTAAATGAAATATTTTCAGCAGAACAAATGCAGACTAGAGCTAGATATAAAAGTACTATGATGTCTGCTAAAGCTAAAACTAGAGATGTCTTATCTGAAATATATATTAACGGTCTTTTATCTAGTATTAAAACTAGTGTAATTAATATGGCTGGTAATACTTCTGCTATTATGTCTAGTATTATTGAGCGTTGGTATGCAGGACTTACTAATGTATCTAAAGATGGTGTAACTATAGGTGAAGCTGCACAATTAACATGGTCTTATGTGGCTTCTCTGCCTGATTTCTTTAGACAGTTTCATTATTCTTTAAAACATGGTCCTAGTGATGGTGCAGTTAAACTAGATATGATTAAGCCACATGATAGAGCTATCACTCCTGAATTATTTAATGCTCAAGGTAATTTTGCAAAAGCTATAGATTACTTTGGTAAAGTTGTAAATATTCCAGGTAGAGCCCTATTATCTGCTGACGAATCTTTTAAAATGTTAAGTTATAGGGCTGAACTTGATGCTTTGGCTTATAGAAAAGCTAAATCAAAAGTAGGAGCTATTGGTGATAAACGTATATTAGCTGAAACTGTAGCTGACATTAAAAATAATATATTAGATCATCCTGATTTAATGGAACAAGCCAAAAGTTTTTCTGAGATTAATACGTTCACTAATAGATTACCAGAAGTTGATCGAATTGATTTTAATACAGGAGATATTACCCAAGTAGGAGGAATGTCTAGGACATTTAAAAAACTCATTGATAGAGACCCTACAGGGTTAATGAGAGTATTTATACCTTTCTTTCAAACTCCAGTTAATCTGCTATCTCATGCAGGACAACGTACTCCTTTAATCAGGAGAATGAGTGATTCTTTAATGGCAGATTTGAAGTCTCAGAATCCTGCAATTAGACAACTTGCAGAAGCTAAGATAGCTACCGGTAATATGATATGGGCTACAGCTATTGGTTTGGCTATGACAGGAACCTTTACTGGTGCTCCCCCTGCTGATATTGATCTTAAAAGAAGAAAAGAAGACGCTATGGGTGGGCCGTTTTGGTACTCATGGATGACCGATAAAGGTTGGGTTAATTATAATAGACTTGATCCTCTAGGTATTGTTATGAGTGGTGCTACTGTTATGGCAGATCTCGCTAAATCTCTAATAAATCTAACACAACATGGTGCTAAATCAGGGTATGATCAAGAACTATTTGATGCTTATCAAGCTACTTTTGCTAATGCAGCTGTTGGTATAACTAGAATGGTAACAGATCGTCATTACTTACAGGGTTTTGGTAATATGATTGATGTAGTTACAGGCGATCAAAGGGGAATGAGTAGAGGTTTTACTCAATTAGCTACAGCTCTTGATCCTACTGCAAGTTTTTATTCTAGTTTTAGACGTGGTCTTCATAGAGGATTTAATCCAGTTAGAGAAACTAAAATTAAACAAGAAGATCTAGAAGCTAGTGATCCTATTACAGCAGGATACCAAGCTATTGTTCAGGAATTAGATAAGATATTTGCTAATTCTTTATCCTTAATTCCTGGTATAGGTAAAGAAAGACCAGCCTCTATTAATTTAGTTGGAGAAAAACGCTTTTTTCCAGGCACTTCTTATAGTGATGATCTACATATTGAACCTTTAGAAGTTATGTCCAACGTATTTAATAGTATGTTTAATCCACTTGCAGGAGGAACAAGATCAAAGAGTGCTGTAATGAATAAATTAGCTTATTTAGACTCAACAATACAAGGTCCTGAACTTGTTTCAACTATAAGTGGAGTTAAGTTATCACAAGAAGAACACCAGTATTTTGCTCAAACATGGGCTGGATTAAATCAAAAATTAGAAAAAAGAGTTGCTTCTAAAGCTTTTAATAGTATGCCTGAAGGAGCACAATTAGAAGAACTTGAAATGAATATACAACTTAATAAAGAAATAGCGCAAATTCAAACGGAAAATAAATTTTCTAGAATTAAGGATGCTGCGTTAAATAACCAAATAGATGATTTATTAAATATGTCTACTGAAACGATTCCTAAAGCTGGAGTTTCTAATGATCTTTTTAACTTAGGACAACAATAAATGGCTAATTCAAAAGTAACATATACAGCTGATGGTACTACACAATCTTTTGCTGTAACTTTTCCATACATCAGTAGGTCTCATGTAAGTGTTACTGTGGGAGGAGCTACGGCTACGTTTACATGGAATAATGATAACCTTATTACTATTACAACTCCTACAGTAAGTAGCGATGATAAAGTAGTAATATCTAGAAGTACCTCTATTAATACTAGATTAACTGACTATGTAGACGGTAGTAATCTTACTGAAACTGATCTTGACTTAGATAGTAAACAAGCGTTTTACATGGCCCAGGAAGCTTTAGATGAACGCGATAGTCACTTAGCATTAGACGTATCAGGAGCTGATAGTTGGGATGCGTTATCTAAAAAGATTACTGATCTTACTACTCCTACTAATGCTAATGATGCTTCTAATAAATCTTATGTAGACGCACAGATAGACACAAGTACAACCAATGCTGACAACGCTGCTGCTTCAGCTACGGCTGCTGCCACAAGTGCTACCAATGCTGCTGCTAGTGAAACTAATACAGCTAATATTACTGGTGCTATAGCTTGGAAATACACTTTTGATAGTAGTACAACTATGGGTGATCCTGCTGCTGGTAATGTAAGATTAGATCATGCAACACTAGGATCAGTAACCAATATAGCGTTTGATGCACAGACGGCTGAGAGTAATGATATATCCGATTTAATTGCTAGTATTGATGATGGAACTAATAATTCACATGAAGGTTTTATTACAATTAGAAAGAGTGGAGCACCTTCTACTTTTGCTGTATATGCTGTAACTGGTGGAGTCACAGATAATACTTCATGGTTACAAGTTCCGGTAACTCATGTCGCTTCTGGTGGAACTTTTAGTAACGCTGATACATTATACATAGGGATGACTCGTAGTGGAAATCTCGGTGCTACTGGTCCACAAGGTATTCAAGGTATACAAGGTCCGACAGGAGCTACAGGTACTGCTGCTACTATAGCTGTAGGTTCTGTTAGTACAAGTGATGTGGCAGCTGGAGGTACAGCTACAGCTAGTGTTACCAATTCTGGTACTTCTAGTGCTGCTACATTTGATTTTACTTTTGGAGTTGTTACAGGTGATACAGGAGCAACAGGTGCGACAGGCCCACAAGGCCCAGCAGGGGATGTGGACGATGTTTTAACGACACAGGGTGACATACTTTATCGTGGTGCTTCTACCTCTGCAAGACTTGGTGCTGGCACATCAGGTTACTTCTTGAAAACTCAGGGAACTGGTGCTGATCCAGTATGGGCAGAGGTTACAGGAGGTGGCCCATCATTAGGAACTGACTCAGTAATTCGCACCAATGCTAAAACAATCAGCGAAAACATAACTTTTGCAGGAACTGAAAATGGATCAAGTGTGGGGCCAATATCTGTAGCTTCTGGTTATACGGTAACGGTTACATCAGGCTCAACTTGGACAATTATTTAAGGATAAACTATGGCATCAACAATTAAAGTAGATACGATTGATACCCCCGATGGCACAGGGAATATTACGTTTAATCGACCTATTGCTGGGGATGGTAGTAGTCTTACCAGCTTACCAGCACATACAGGTAATGTTGCTTTCCCTGCTACACAAGTAGCTAGTGCAGATGCAAATACTCTTGACGACTATGAAGAAGGTGTTTGGACTCCTGTTATTGGTGGGTTGTCTGGTGAAAGCGGTCAGTCCTACGGTACGAGTCCAGCAACTTATACCAAAATAGGAAGGCTAGTTGTTGTTAATTGTAATATTAATTTAACTGCCAAAGGAACAATTAGTGGTTTATGTCTTCTAAAGGGTCTGCCTTTTACGGTGGGCAGTAGTTCTGCAAATAGAGGAACAGGGTCTTGTGGTAATTGGGGGAATCTTGCATCCAGCCTTGTGCATTGTACTGTCTATGCCAGCGAAGGAACTACTTATGGTTATATTAGGGGTGCAACAGCAGGGACAGCAACTTTGAATGGATTAACAACTTCCGATATTAACAATAACACTTATATGCAATTTTCTATGTCGTATATGACTTAACGGAGTAAATATAATGGCACTTACAGAACGAACAGAAATCGGTAGTATAGAAGTTTTACCGAGAGGACAAATACAGGTACGCACAGATACCATTATTGAAAAAGATGGTGTTGAAATCTCAAGAACATATCACCGACACGTTGTAGAACCAGATTCAGATATTAGTAACGAAGATCAGCGTGTAAAGGATGTTGCAAATGCTGTTCATACACCAGCAGTTAAAACCGCTTGGAAAGAATTTAAGGCTAGTCAGGAGAATAACTAATGCCACAAATAGATATAGACGGAGCCAACTCCAAAATTTCTGCCGATAAAATTCAGGGGCAGTCAGGAACAACTGTAACCGTTCAATCAGGGCATAATTTAGCAGGGAGTGGTTCTGGATTGACTGCTCTGAATGCGAGTAATTTGGCAAGTGGAACTGTACCTGATG